TCCGCCCACTTCCACTAACAGAGAGATGGCAGATATGCAGAGATATACTTGTCCAACAAACAACGGCGGGTTTACGTAAACGAAGCGCTTCGTGGGCACATCTCTCTTAATATAATACCGGCTTAACAGTAAATCGACGTCTCGGCTTCCTTGAGGTATCAGTTGTACAAAGCCAGTTGTAGTGACAGCCGGTAACTTATTGCGCGGTAGAGCAGATGGTTAGCTCGCGAGTCTCATAAACTCGAGGTCGGAGGTTCGAATCCTCCCTGCGCACCAATATACATCATAAATACGATGACAATAGGATAATAAATACGTAATTAAATAAATAATAAATATGAGTAAAATTAAATCCGTACGACAAACTATTGCCCGACGTTAAAACAAGCTTGCAAGCTAGTGCTAGAAAGTACAACTCTGCAAAAAGACTAAAGTACACGTTGATGTCAAAGTTAATGTGGCAAGAACTAACAATAGATGAAATGAGAGACTTATTAACATACGGTGATATAACTAGTTATAAGCTAGAATCTTGGAGTTTCATGTACGGTGAAAACATAATTGACAAATCATGAAGTATATAACAGATGAAATAGTTGAAGCCGAAATGATCAAAAGAGGTTTACCAACCGACGGTGATAAGCTACAAGATGAAGAGTTTATACAAGCGGCAGTATTAAAATACTACGAAGTAGAAATTACAAATGACTATACGCAGTCAGCAGACTACTATGTATATCCTGAATCAACGGCAGATGGTTACGAAGTATTCATTGCTACGTATGACGATAGAAATATATGCGTAGGTGAACACGTGCATTATTATGACAGTAATCTAGCTACAGAATTAGAAGATGCAATAAGAAGCATGGGTAGTGTAGACTCTGTTATATATGTAGCAGATGATTTTATAGATGAGTACTGGTACTCAGATATGTTTAGCGAGATATACCAGGGTATTTGTGAAATAACAGAACAGGAAATTAAAGATATACTAATAGATGAAGGATACGTTGAAGAACCAGTCTAAACCAAAGTGGTTTAAAGGCGCCTGGTACAGCTCACCAGAAGAGGTAACAAATCCATTTAGTGGTGAAACTTGCCTGTTAACCGGAGCAGAAGCTAGTATGTATGATTTTATCATGGGTGCTACTTATACTATAGAAGTAACGTTTGACAACGACTCAAATGTAGAAGATCCATACATAACTAAACTAAGAAAAGAATTAATCAAAGGCATGGACTGGTTTAGATCAGAAAATCCTAAAGCTTATATGAAATTACTAGATTAATGGCAACAAGAAATGTAACAATGGTAGTTGATAGGTCGGCTGCGGAAGATAATGACCTAGGCTTCGCTTGTAGCCCAAGTGTAGTCAGTGACGATAGCTATGTAAATATGTATTTACATCATGATGGTTACCCTGAATATAGAGCTGTAGAGCTTGCTAATTGGGTTAAGCATATGCAAGAAGATCAAGGTTTTACAAACTTTGGTGATGGCTCAAGAATAGCATCACACTTAGTGAAAGACTTTCATTACAACTCACAATACTTATACCCTAGCGTAGAAAGTATAGATCATCATTACACTTACATTATATGGACAGGTAAACCTGATGTGTGGATAAGTTGTTATGATCAATACTCAAGTAAAAATGTATTTGTATTACCTATATCTAAAGTTATACAAAAGTATAAAGGTGAGTATGAGTACACTGATTTTAATCACAAATTAAATACGAATGCAGTTGGATAATATAGATGATAATATGTTAGATACAATCGCAGATTTAGTACTCGATAAACTTCTCTACAAGATGAAGAACGAGATACATGCTATGACACCTTTATCTGTAGAAGATTTAATACGTGGTCAAATGCCTTTCAAAGAATCAGACGAAGAGTTTCTCATCGCTGAGTTAGCTAGGCTAATGACACTATTAAATATGTACGAAGAAAAAGAACAATACAATAAAGCTGCAATAATAAAAAGAAAACTAGATATAATACAAAATAGATTAGATAAATTATGAAAAAACCAATGTTAGCCCATAAGTTCGACGAAAAACGTTGTGACTTTAACCAACCAACCTACATACAACCAAAGCTTGACGGCGTGCGTTGTAATATATACTTAAACGATAATAAAGATATTGTATGCTTTTCACGTACAGGTAAACAGTTTATGAACCTAAGACACATAGAAATGTCTCTACAATCGTTCTTCAAGTCACAACCAGATGTTGTACTCGACGGCGAATTATATAATCATAAACTAAAACACGACTTCGAAAAAATTATATCATTAGTAAGAAAACAAAAACCTACTGATGAAGACAGAATTAATGCTCAGCACCTTATACAGTTTCATTGCTACGACTACTTCTCACAAGACAGTCATTATGAAACATACAAACACAGAATGCATCAACTAGTTGCATCTGATATATACAGTGCTTGTGTCAAATACGTTCCAGCTAAGCTAGTTGACAGCTACGGTTACGCTAGAACATTACATCAAGAATACCTAGATCAAGGTTACGAAGGTTCAATCATCAGGCTTGACGGCTTATACAAGCACGGCAGATCTTATGATCTTATGAAGTTCAAAGACTTCAGCGACACCGAAGCAACTATCATAGGTTATGAAACAGGTAAAGGTAAGCGCGAAGGTACTATCGGAAAATTCTTAATGCAAGATGATGACGGTAACAAGTTCGGTTGTCCTCCGGGCAAAGGCTACAACTACAAAGACCTAGCAAATATACTCGATAACATTGGTGATTATATCGGCAAACGTGCTACCTTTACTTACTTTCAACGTACAAATGCGGGTTCATACAGACACCCGTTATTCAAAGCAATCAGAAATTATGAGTAAACTAATATGGCAATTATACAACGACAACTTAATATCAGAAGAGGTAGCAAACCTCTTATTAGACAAACATTATAATAGATTAAATAACAAAAGATATAAATGAATATATTTTATTTAGATAAGGATCCGGTAAAAGCTGCAAAGCTACAATACAATAAGCATGTTGTAAAGATGATTTTAGAATCAGCCCAGATGCTTTGTACGGCACATCATTGTCATGGTTTAGATTATGAAACTGAATGGGTACCTTATAAAAAAGCTCATGTCAATCACCCATCTACAAGGTGGGCTAGACAAAGTGCTAGTAATTATTTGTGGTTATATTATCACATGCTAGCATTAGGTGATGAATATACTAAACGCTATGGTAAAACACATTTAACAATTACAAAATGTAAAGAACCATTAGCTAAATATCCTGACGGTATACTACATACAGGTTTTTCAGAACCTCCACAATGTATGCCTGATAAATACAAGCGTGAAAGTGCTATACACGCGTACTGGTTGTACTACGTACACGAAAAGAAAAACATAGCGCATAACAAAGAAAAACTATATGATATTAAATTTATTAAAGACAATTATGGTTACTGCGACAATATACCATGCAACGCCTGAACAAACTGATGACACGCCTTTTATTACAGCATCAGGTGCTATAATCCAAGAATGTTGCCCAGGTGACCATAGGTGGTTAGCTGTAAGCAGAGATTTAGAACTTGATGGTTTTGTGTTTGGCGCAAAAGTAATGGTATCAGGTACAGGCACTGAATTTGATGGTGTGTGGACTGTACAAGACAGAATGAATAGAAGATACTATAAATCCATAGATTTTTTAGTTGATAAAAAAATTAGATGGGGTAAATGGTATAATGTAGAAATAAAATTAATTAATGATTAATTTTTTATGACACAAGGTATTAAGAGATAATTAGTAATAAGCAAATGTCACAAGATAGAAATATAAAATGGTTGAATGATAGACGTATTCTATATAGAAGAGATCCTATAACAGATGTACCTACTATTGAAACCGATAAATATAAATACTACGAAGATGGTACGTATCAATGTTATCACTTATTTAATAGTAAGGCTAAGATAACTACATACAAATCGCTGAAGTGGCATATGCTTGTATTATATTATCTTAATATTGATAATGACATTGAAGATCAAATATACACAGTGTTTAGATTTATAGCTGATAAAGAAAATGGTTTTGTAACTTTCTTTATTAAAACTAAAATACTAAATGACATGATACAAGATGTTTTTGATAAAGGTGGAGATCCACCTAATAACAAGCTACGTAAAGTAGTATTTAAACCGTACTCTGGGTTAGACTTGAGTGGAAAATTAAAAATTGTAGGTCAACTAATAGGTAGATCATCAAGTGTTGATGAAGAAGCTATATACCAATGCATGTTAGATTTAAATGACATAGGTAAGAAAATAACATGGGGCAGAGTAGCAGGTTTACTTGATTGTTCTACAAGAACTATTTACAGAAATTTAAATAAACAATTAAAGAAAGAAAAACAAATATTAAATGAAGAGTTATAACATAGCTAACTATATCCGGTGGAAAAAAGATATAGAGCTTAAAATAAGTAAGTTGCCTGAAGTTACAGACGGTGATTTTACAATATACAACAGAGAGCAAATGATAATCTGTTTTGCTCCTTTAGTTGAGAATCTATCAAGAAAATTTTCCACTACTCAACAAGCTAGTGGTGTAATGACTATAATGGATTTAATACAAGAAGGTAATTCAGGTTTGACTAAAGCTGTAGACAGATTAGACTATTCAATGTTAGATGAATCAGAAGATCAAGAAAAAACACTAAAATCTTTTTTCTCAAAAAGAATAAAAGGTCAAATACGTAGAGCAATAGATATTAATCGTGGTGACATGAGAATACCTGAGCATAAGCTTAATGAAATACGTAGAAACTTTGGTAAAGATAAAAAGATGGTATCAATGTTTTTTAATTCTATATTCTTAAGCATAGATGATAAACCTAATCAAGACGATGATTCTGCTTATCAAATACCAGATAAATCTGAACCATACAACATGCAATTACTAAATACATATTTAAAAGGTTTAATGAGAAAGTATTTAAACAATAAAGAGTATGAGGTACTTAGATTAAGCTATGGCCTAGACTGTGATAAGTATTCAGCAAAACAAATTGCAGCAGAATTAAAGATCGAAGGATCTAGCTCTTATGTTAGAGTTTCACAGTTAAAAAAGCAAGCTGTAACAAAATTAATTGATAATGTAGATCACTCGCAAGTGCTTGATTATCTGTAGTTTACGCAAGTGAACCATTGTAAAACAACGTGTTTATGTGTGATTATATATATACAGACTTAAATTAAATTATATGACTATTAATGAAAAACTGGCAACGGTCCAGACCAAGTTTAAATCGAAAAAAAGTAGATTTAACTCCTTCGGTAAATACAACTTCAGATCAGCCGAAGACATTCTCGAAGCAACCAAACCTTTCCTATTAGAGTTAGGTATCACGGTTACAATCAACGAACAACTTAACAACGCATATGAAATGCCTGTATTAGAATCTACCGCTACAATAAGTGATGGTAAAGATGCTATACACGCAACAGCTATAGTCGGTGTAGACTTAAACCAAAAAGGTATGAATGTACCCCAGCAGTTTGGCTCAGCATCTTCTTATGCCAAGAAATATGCACTTGGTAATTTATTCTTAATTGATGACACTGCTGATAGTGATGCAACAAATGATCATGGAAAAAAAGCAACAGGTAAATTCGTACCTAAAAAACCAACTTTAACCTCTAAAACAGATCCAGCTTATGAAAAAGCGGTTCAATATGTAAAAGCAGGTGGTAAAGTAGAAACTATTAAAAATAAATATGCTCTCGATGAATTAATTGAGAAAGAATTATTAACACTATAGTATGAAAAGAGAAGAAATCCTGAAAAAGTTAGAAGATGATAAACATTATTATGGAGACTTTGGAAGGCAATACTTAAGCAACTCAGATATAGGAACTTTGCTTACTAACCCATTAGCGTTTGGTAAGCCTAGTAAACCAAGCTCTGCGTTTCTTGTAGGTGGTTATTTTCACACTTGTATACTCGAGCCAGATAAGCTCAAGAAATACAAAATAATAGAATCATCAAGTAGAAATACTAAAGCTTACAAAGAAATGTCAGGCGGTGAGTTGTGTTTATTACAACACGAGGTAGATGGCATAGAGTTAATGACAGATAAAATGTTAAGTAATGAAGTATGTAAAGACTTAATAAGAGGTACTAGTAATGATGTTGAAATTGATTATGAAGTACCAGGTGTAGGTAAGGTAAATGATTTCGTATGGAAAGGTAAAGCTGATATAGTAAATCATGCAGAAAAACTAGTAGTTGATTTAAAAACTACGGCTGATATACAAAAATTTAGATGGTCAGCTTCTAAGTACAATTACGATTCACAAGCTTACATATACAGAAAACTATTTGGCTATGACATGGTATTTATAGTAATAGATAAAACAACACATCAAATAGGTATATTTGATTGTTCACCTGAATTTTATGCTTCAGGTAAAGACAAGGTTGATAGAGCAGAAAAAGCTTATGAGCTGTTCTACCAATCCGAGGGTTTCGACCCTAAACAATATTTCATAAGTAAAACACTTTAATATAATAATTATGGCAAGAAGAAAAAAAGTTACTACAAAAGAATGTACAATGACAGGAATGACTTTTCCTACAACAGAGTTTTATGTAAATAAAAACTCTACAGACGGTTTACACTCTTATAGTAAGAAAGCTGATAACTTCAGAAGAAGATTACAAGCTACAGGAGCAACAGTAGGAACTACTGAGCTTAGAACAATGTTTAATAATTTATTCCAAACAGCAGTATAATATGGCAAGTATAATAGCTACAAGTATTAACCTTAACGCTATACCTAAAGATAAAATTATCGTAGGTAAGAAAGGTAAATACTTACCGATAACCATCACGTTAAATGATGAGTTAGATCAGTTTGGTAATCAAGGCCCTGTGTCTGTGCAACAGACTAAAGAGGAAAGAGATGCTAAAACTGCTAAGACTTACTTAGGTAATGTAAAGGTGGTATGGACGAACGGCGACAATGTCGCGGTTGCACCAAGAGATGATCAACCACAACAAGCTCCAGCTCCGTCTGCGGCTGTTGCAGATGATCTACCATTTTAATATGAAATGTGAAATATGTGGACAAGACGTGTCACAGGAGGAATATGACTTCTGTGACATATGTCCAGATTGTAGAGACAGTAATTAAATTAAATAAATGCAAGTAGAAGAAATAGAGATCAATGGGTTTAAGATTGACAAGTTCAATCAACATAATCTTGAAGTAGGGAAAACACAAGGCACATGCCCTGTTTGCTCACACACAAGAAAACCTGAGAATAAGAAGAAGAAATGTGCTTCTTATGATTGGGAACGTGGTCTCGGTACTTGTCACAACTGTGATTCAACTTTTCAACTACACACGTATCAACGTAAAGGTAATAGCGATCGTGAATATGTTCGCCCCGTAGCTCAAGAGCCTACGGTACCGAGTAGTAAAGTTGTTGATTGGTTTAAGTCTCGAGGTATATCTCAGAAGACTCTTATTGACTTAGATGTCGGTGAGGGTCCTGAGTTTATGCCACAGACAGGTAAGACTGAGAATACAATAAAATTTAACTATTACGTAGGTAATCAACTTATCAATGTAAAATATAGAGATGGACGTAAAAACTTTAAACTATATAAAGGAGCTGAAAAAGTATTTTATAATATTAATAGTATTGTAGGTCATAACAGCTGTGTTATAGTTGAAGGTGAAATGGACGTGCTAGCTCTACACGAGGCAGGTGTGCCTAACGTAATATCAGTACCAAACGGTGCTACGTTAAACCACAATAATTTAGATTATCTCGATAACTGTATAGATTATTTCGAAGACAAAGAAAAGATAATTCTAGCTGTAGATGCTGACGAGCCTGGCAATATGCTTAAACAAGAGTTTATACGTAGGTTAGGAGCAGAAAATTGTTTTTTAATAGATTTTGTAGACTGTAAAGATGCTAACGAATATTTATTAAATCACGGTAAAGATGCTTTACGTTCTGCTATACACGCATCAACACCAGTACCTTTAGAAAATGTAACAACTCTTAAAAATATAGAAAATGAACTTAAAGACTTTGTTAAAAATGGTTTCAAACCTGGGTTCCAAATTGGGTTATCTAATTTTGATGATGTTTTTAGTACTTATACTGGGCAGTTTATCACTGTTACTGGGATACCTAGTAGCGGAAAGTCTGACTTCGTTGATCAGATGGTAGTAGGTTATAATAAACAATATGGTTGGAAGACAGCTTTTGCTAGTCCTGAAAATGCACCCATATACCTACATGCACATAAGCTCATGCGTAAAACATGGGGTGATATGCCATCTCCTAGCGATATAGGTAATGGTAAATGGAAAGAAGTTTCAGATCATGTAAATGACAACTATTATTTTATAGACATGGATAAATATAGCCTAGAATCAGTATTGAAAAAAGGTGCTGAGCTAGTTAAACGTAAAGGTATTAAATGTTTAGTTATTGATCCGTTTAATAAGGTTAGAGATACAAATGCAGTTTCAGATGATGTGAACAGATATACTATGGACTATCTAGCAAAGATAGAAGCCTTTTGTAAAAAGTATGATGTTTTAACATTTATAGTAGCACATCCAACTAAAATGTATAAAGGCCAAGACGGTAAAATAGAAGAACCTACGATGTATAATATAAAAGGTGGTGGTGAGTGGTATGATGCTAGTTACCACGGTTTATTAGTACATAGAGATTATGAAGCTAAAAATACTAAAGTAAAAGTATTAAAATGTAAGTTTCAAAACCTAGGTGAAAACGGTGCTGAATCGTTTTTTACATGGGAACATAGATCAGGTTCATTTGTACCACAAGTTAATGTAATAGACGAAGAAGATGGCGGCAGCGCATTACCGTGGGAGTAAAAAAGGAATAACAATGGGTTCACACACAAGAACTCCTGAAGAAAATGAAGCTATGCTTTGGTGTAATAGAAACAATATATGTATATCACCTAGGCAAGAAAAATGGGGTGAAAGTAAATGGCTAGTAGATGTAGAAAAAGGTGTTTGGCCTAACAGAGTTAGAATAGGTACATCACCTGAGTCTTTTGGACCTGGAGTTATATGGCAAAAAATATCAGAATATCAATTATATTATTATAAAAAATATGCGAACTAAATTTTTAAATGCTAACGAAGCATTCAACTGCATACTACACGAGTTAAGAGTAGAAGGTGTAGACTTTGATAATACTAAAGCTTTGTTTAATGTAGGCTTCACAATAGAAGATCCATTAGACAATCATATTAAAAACAAGTATAGAAAATGGTCTCATGAATATGCAGAAGCTGAATGGCAATGGTACTTATCGGGTGATCCTAGTATAGACAAACTAGGTGAGTTATACGGTAAGGTTCCACCTATATGGGAAAAGATGGCTAATAGCGATAGAGAAGTAAATAGTAATTACGGTTATCAATGGCAACGTAATAATCAAATAGATTATGTAGTGGCTAAACTAAGAGATAATCCTAATACTAGACACGCTGCTATTAGTATATATGACTGTAAAGAATATGAAAAGTATCGTAAAGATACTCCTTGTACATATGCAATACAGTTTACAATAATTAACAACAAACTTTGTATGTCTGTGTATATGCGTTCTAATGACATCTGGTACGGTTTCTGTAACGATCAGTATCAATTTTCATCATTACAACAAATGATTGCAGAGAGACTGTCTATTGACGTCGGATGGTATTATCATCATGCACATAACATGCATTTATACAACGATAAATTATGACGTATTATTTATATCATATACCGGGTAAAAAGATCGGTGTTACCTGTGATCTTAATAACCGGGTCACAATACAACAAGGATATGGTCCTGATGAATATGAGATATTAGAAACATCAGATGATATAGATTATATATCTTGTTTAGAGCTTGAAAGACAGAGAGAGTATGGGTACAGAGTAGATCTAGTACCTTATAGAAACCTTAAACCAAATAAGAATATGAAGATAAACGTGACCGAACAAACCACGACTTTTCCTTGTCCAGTCAATAAACTTAAAGGACAACTAATGGATAACATTGGTATGACATGGAAAACAGAACATGGGGATTTTAAATTAACATTAGACTTAGTTAATTGGATAATGAAAAACGTTAAAACCTCGATGTTTAATAATGACAGAAGCTATGTATATAACAAAGCTATGTCAAACTTTCAAAAAAACCCTATTGAATATGAGCACGCAGTTGTTCATGAAATGTTACACAGTGAGGAAGCTACTAGTAAATCAAATGTATTTGATAAAATTAGAAAGTGGGCACTGGTAAGAGGATTATACCAACAGGGTAATTCACACACACAATATGTTAAACTACAAGAAGAAGCTGGAGAACTTGCAAAAGCTTTATTAAAAAACGATAAGCCAGAAGTTATAGACGCTATTGGTGATATGGTAGTAGTACTTACAAACTTAGCACATTTAGAAGGTGTTAAGATTGAGGCATGTATAGCAACAGCGTATGATGTCATAAGTAAAAGAACCGGCAAGATGATTAACGGAACATTTGTAAAAGATGAAAATTAAAACAAAAGATAAAATAGTTCAATCTGTTTTAGCTAAAATGGACGAACGTAGTTTAATTGGCCAAAAAAAATATGGAGCTACGATGATGCAAGAAATTGAAGGCCAGAAGAAAGATCTTAATAGATTTATCGTTGACGTACAAGAAGAATTAATGGATGCTTTGTTGTATCTAGAATCAGCTAAAAGATGTTTAGGTGATGAGATAGAAGAGGCAATGCTTAATAGAATCAATATCATAGGACAAAATGGAAACGACGGTTTACATTATGATATACAAGTAAACGATGAAGAAGTTTTATAAGAAGAAAAAAAGAGGTCCTGTACAATCGCGAAAAATAACATACGACGGTATTACTTTTGCGTCAGGTTTAGAGCGCTATATGTATATGGCATTAAAAAAGGCTAAGATCAAAGCTCTTTACGAGGGGCAAACATTCGAGTTAGTAGAGAGTTTTGACTTTCCTTTTGAAGCATATGAAAGATGTGGCAATGGTAAAGGTGATTATAAAAATAGAGGTAATAAAAAGATTTTAAATATAAAATACACGCCTGATTTTATAGGTAAAGGTTTTATAATTGAAACAAAAGGTAGAGCTAACGAGTCTTTTCCAATGAGATGGAAATTATTTAAAAGGCTAATGGCAAATGATAGAATAGGACCTTTTACCCTTTACAAACCTCAAAATCAAAAAGAATGTGATATGACTGTAGAACTAATAAAAAAATCAGATGGAGGAAAATAATTGGGAATTAAGCTTTGGCTTATTCAATGGAATATTATTTGGATACAGAAGTTATCCGGATGGGAATAAAATAGATCACGTTTTATACGTTGGTATATTTGATATTTGTTTAACTTTATATAATTAATATGGGACTATTCGATGAACGTATTGCATATAAACCTTTTGAGTACCCTGAGTACTATACAGAAGGTTGGCTAAAACAAGCTCAAGCATTTTGGTTACATACCGAAATACCTATGAGTGGAGATGTTAAGGACTGGAATGAGTCTTTAACTGTTAAAGAGAAACACCTAGTGGGAAATATCCTGCTAGGTTTTGCTCAGACTGAATGTGCGGTAAGTGATTACTGGACTCAGAAGGTTGTATCTTGGTTTCCTAAACATGAGATACAACAAATGGCTATGATGTTTGGCTCACAGGAAACTGTACACGCTGTAGCTTATAGCTATTTAAATGAAACATTAAAATTAGAAGATTATGAAGCGTTTCTTCATGAACCAGCTACGGCTGAGCGTTTTGATAACCTCGTTGCATATGATGGCAACGATAAAAGAGGTATCGCAAAGTCATTGGCTGTTTTTTCTGCTTTCGCAGAAGGAGTTTCTTTATACTCTGCTTTTGCCGTTTTGTATAGCTTTCAGCTACGTAATTTACTTAAAGGTATTGGCCAACAAATGAAATGGTCAGTCAGAGATGAGTCTTTACATAGCCGTATGGGTTGTCAATTATTTAGACACATGTGCGAGGAAGATAAAAGCTTATTAGAAGACTGTAGAGATGATATTGTAGATGCAGCTAAGATAATGGTTGAGTTAGAAGAGAAGTATATAGAAAAGATGTTTGAAATGGGTGATATAGATGGTATAAAGTCTTATGACCTAAAACAATTTATAAGAAAAAGAACTAATGAAAAATTACAAGAACTTGGTTACGTGGATCTCGGATCGTACTTCTCATATGACGAAGAAGCAGCGGGTAATTTGGATTGGTTCTATCATCTTACTGGGGGTCATACCCACACTGATTTTTTCGCGATTAGGTCAACTGACTATAGTAAGGCAAATGAAGGAGAAGATTTTGAAGACGTATGGTAAGTTATAAATTTAAAAAGTTTCTTGTCGAAAGAAAAAGACAGTTAACAGTATTAGAAAGGATGGCAACCCGTATTGGATATATGGGTGCTGGCTTTCTAGTAGCTGCACAATGGACATTAGAACCTTGGTTATATATAATAGGTTTTATTTGTGTTATGGTACAGACAGGATCAAGAAAACAATGGAATTTAGTAGCGTTAAATCTTAATGGTTTAATTGCATGGATAAAACACTTAATAACATAATATGTGGAGCAATAGATGGAAAAAGGGTATAGACTACCCAAGTTGGGCAGAGTCCGACGTATATAAAAAAACAATACAAGGAGGATATTTATTAGAAGATGAAACACCAAGACAAGCGTACAGAAGAGTTGCTAAGACAGTTGCGAATAGATTACAGAAAAAAGAAATGGAAGAAGTCTTTTTTGATTACATCTGGAAAGGTTGGCTCTGTCTTGCTAGTCCTGTGCTTAGTAACACTGGTACTGATAAAGGTTTTCCAATAAGTTGTTTTGGTATTGATGTTGCTGATAGTATAATTGACATAGGTCAAAAGAATTTAGAGATGATGCTGTTAGCTAAACACGGTGGAGGTGTTGGTATAGGTATAAATCAAATTAGACCAGCAGGTGCAAATATAACAGGTAATGGAACATCAGATGGTGTTGTGCCTTTCTGTAAAATATATGACTCTACAATACTAGCAACAAACCAAGGATCAGTTAGAAGAGGTGCTGCCTCTGTTAATATAAATATTGAACATGCTGATTTTGAAGACTGGTTAGAAATAAGAGAACCTAAAGGAGATGTGAATAGACAATCACTTAACCTACATCAATGTGCTGTAGTTGGCGATAAGTTTATGAGAAAGCTTAGAGATGGAGATAAGGTTTCTAGGCGTAAATGGGGTAAGCTGTTACAAAAACGTAAAGCTACAGGAGAACCTTATATAATGTTTAAAGGTAATGTTAATAAGAATAACCCTTCAGCTTATAAGGATAATGCTTTAAAAGTTCATATGACAAACATATGTTCTGAGATTACATTACATACAGATGAAAATCATAGTTTTATTTGTTGTTTATCTAGTTTAAACCTAGCTAAATATCACGAGTGGAAAAACAGTAACTTAATATATGATAGTATATGGTTTTTAGATGGTGTATTAGAAGAGTTTATACAAAAAGCAAAAAATAGAAGAGGGTTTGAAAACTCAGTAAGATCTGCTGAAAAAGGTAGAGCACTAGGTTTAGGCGTAGTTGGATGGCATACATACTTACAACAAAAAGGATTACCTTTTGAAGGTTTATTATCACAATATGAAACAAGAAGAATTTTTAGTCAAATTAAAATTGAATCGGAAAGAGCTAGTATGGCTTTGGCTGAAGCGTTTAACGAACCGTTATGGTGCGTTGGTACAGGATTTAGGAACACTCATCTTAGAGCTATTGCTCCTACTGTTAGTAATAGTAAGTTATCTGGGAATATTAGTCCTGGAATTGAGCCTTGGGCTGCTAATGTATTCACAGACCAGTCTGCAAAAGGTACGTTCATACGTAAAAATCCAACTCTTGAAAAAGTATTAGAAGAAAACAATTTAAACAATAAAAAAATATGGGACCAAATCTTAAAGGACGGGGGCTCGGTGCAGGGCGTAAAAGCATTAGAGAAGATTACATTGGGCGATCACGATATACCGCTCAAAGAAGTCTTCAGAACTTTCAAAGAAATATATCAATTAGAACTAATTAATCAAGCAGGTATTAGACAACAGTATGTTGATCAATCTGTTAGCTTAAATTTAGCATTTCCTTCAGAAGCAGAACCTAAGTTTATAAACAAGGTTCATCTAGACGCGTGGAAGAAAGGTGTTAAAACTCTATATTATATGAGAACTGAATCAGTTCTTAGAGGTGATATAGCTAAGCAAGCAATGGATCCAAACTGTTTAAGCTGCGACGGATAAAAATATGAAAAAACAAATAACATTAGAAGAGATACTAGATCCAGTAGGCAAAAGTTTATTTTTTTCAAAGTATTGGGGTAAAAAACATTTAATACTTAGAAGAAATAAATTTAAAGATCTCTACACGTGGAAAGATTTATCTAGTCACGTAAATAAATATCCACACATCAAAGGTTTACAGATATTAGATTATGATGACAAAGGTGACAGATGGTGTTTAGATAAACACAAAGCACTAAAACAACCCTTCTTTAAAAAGAGTAAGATAGTAGATTTATGGTGGAAAGGTAAAAGTATAGTAATTCCTTTTGCTGAGTACTCTAGTAAAAAATTAGTAGATATGTGTTTTGAGTTTGAAAGATATTTTGGTCATGGTCAATGCAACGTATATGCTTCGCCAAGTAAAGGATCAAAAAGCTTTCCTGCTCATTGTGATAAAACAGAAAACTTTTTGTTTCATCAAGAAGGTAAGGTTAAATGGACTATATATAAAGAGTTTGCGCCAGATAAACCTAAAACAATTATAGATGAGTTTGTACTAGATGCTGGTGATTTGCTATACATACCACAATATCAGTTTCACAAAGTAGATACTGTTGGCCCTAGAATACTATGTAGTATTCATTTTAAAAATAAAAAAGAACAGTCTTTAGATAAATTTAAGATAACATCTATAAAACAAAATGTTAGGGAAAAATGGTGGAATCTTAATCCAACAGTGACAAAAACAAAAAAGGTAGTTATTAACAGAAGGTTTCCAATGACTTCACAGACTTGGAAAAGACCTTATTTTAAACACAATCAAAAATAATGAAAGCAGGAAAAGTATGGGGTAAAACCGAAATGGTACACAAAAATGGTGTACTAGAGTTTCACAGAATAGAATATAATAAAGGATTCAAATGTTCAGAGCATGAACATAAATTTAAATGGAACGGATTTTTTGTTGAGTCTGGTAAGATGATAATAAGGGTTTGGCAAGACGATCAGGGATTAGTTGATGAAACAATACTTGAAGCTGGTGATTTTACTATGGTTAAACCTGGTAAATTCCATCAGTTTGAAGGATTAGAAGATGGTGTTGCGTTTGAATTATACTGGGCTGAATTTAACCATGATGATATAAACAGAAGAACATCAGGTTCAAAATCTTAAAAAATAAGTGATAATATAATAAAGAATAACATTATGAGAATATTTGTAGGACATGACTCTAGATTTCCAGAAGCTACAAAAACATGCATTAAGTCTATAAGAGATGCTGGTTTTGATGGTCAAGTGGATTATCTATGTAAGACTAAATTAAAAGAAATAGGATTTTATGGTAGAGAAGATGTAGAAGGTGAATCAACAGAATTTTCTTTTACAAGATTTTATGTACCGTTAATTTGTAATTACGAGGGTAAAGCTTTATTTTGTGATAATGATTTCTTATGGAGATGTGATCCTAGAGAAGTTGGTAGATACATGGGCCAAGAACCTTTAGGTGTTGTAAAACACCCTGATTACAAAGCCGGTGAAATTAAAATGAATGGCGTTGTTAATAAAACTTATCCAAAGAAAAACTGGAGTTCTTTGATGGTTTTTTCTAACAAATTCTTTAAAAATAAATTAAGTAAAGAATATTTAGATAATGCTAGACCAGATCAATTACACGAATTTAAATTTATAAACGATGCTCAAATAGTAGACTTACCTAGAAGATATAATTGTCTAGTAGGTCACGAAGGTTACGATACTAAGAAAGCAAGAGCTCTGCATTACACGAATGGAGGACCATGGTTTGAAGAATATAAAAATGCAGAATTATCAGAAGAATGGTTGAAGACATACAAGAGCTTGTAAAAAATAAAAGAGTATTATTTGTCGGTAATTCCGTAGAAATAATGCATCATAAACTTAAAGACACTATAAACAGCTATGATATAGTTGTTAGATTTGGTAGAGCTATACAAGCTACACCTGCCCAAGAAGAGTCTATAGGTACTAAGGTAGATATATGGGTAACAGGTCAGTTCAGAGCACCATGTTACGATACAAAACGTGAATGGTTTGAAAGAGGTAAATTTAAAGATGTTAAGATATTACTTAACAGATGTAGAGGAAACTTCTGTTTAAGCGACTGGATAATAGAAGATCGTTTACCCATAGGTATGCCTTATACGCAGATGTATACAGATCAAGAAATAATTGATATAATGAATATGTTTGATGTAGATATGTTAAATCCTAGGTCATATAGACCCAGCGCCGGGTTTTTAACTATACTTTGGTTTATGCAAAAAGTAAAAACCTATAAAAGCTTAAACTTAATAGGTTTTGATTTCTTTGCTAAAAAAGTTGATAATGTTTTAAGTAAAGATAAACGTGGTGTTAAAAGCAATGCAGCACCTCATAGTTGGCATTTACCAGTTTACTTACTAACTAGATCTGCTCATGATGCAGAGTTAGAGCAACAGTTTATGTATTTCTTAAAAAGAAGAGGAGATATTAATTGGCATATACTTAGTGATCTTAAAGATAATCAGATAAGTTATAATGATTGGATGAAAGGTGAAAAGTTAACTAAGACTGCTCCTAGAAAATCAAAGGTATCAAAAATCCTGCCACGAGCTCAGCGGCTAGCTCAATCACAAAAATTATCAGGATAGGTAATATATATTCCCACCAGTCGTACTTTCCGTTATTATTTAAATCAAAGAACTTCATGCTGATCCAACTGGTTTAGCTATAAATTCAACATGCTTTATTCCACTAATAGATTCTATTATTTCAAAGCCATGTTTTCTAGCTTTATCTAGCCACCAGAGAGGTGGTCTTACAGTTAAGTGAAGATTATCACCGTTAGCAAAAGCACCACCTGCTGGAACGCAACTAATGTTAAACATAACGATTTTATTTGTTTTATTAAATATGTGTTTAAACACAGTGTCTACACACTCTGGTTCCACGTGCTCCATAACATCTATACATATAGTCATATCACAGCAAGGTGGATCACCACTAAATTCCTCTATACCAGGTTCATAATTATGTATTGAGTATGGTACAACATCATACATAGATTTAATTTCTTTTTCAAAAGAATTTTTACCAGATCCATAATCTAAAATACTTTTAGAGTTACTTATCTTTGCTATAAAATCTATTCTAGGTCCTTTAGCTATTACAGCTCCTCCCCATTTTTTATGCTGTTGATGTTTTTCTTGTATTTTCTTTTTGTATTCTTCTGATATTAACATTTCCATCTTCTTCTAGCAGCTTTACCTCTTTCACCTGTCCAACCTTTAGATCTTGCACAAAATGATTTTCTACGTTTAGCGGCTTTACTTCCTGGTTTAACTTTACCTGTAACCGCTGTTTTTAATTTACTACCTGGGTTTTTCTTTCTATAAGCTTTAACACCTTTAGCTGTCATACCAGCACCTTCTTTTGTTGTACGAAAGTTACGACCTTTACCTTTTGTGGTTTTTCTTACATCAGGTTTTTTCTTTTTATTTAAAGGTGATGAACACTCATCGCAACTACCTTTTGATTCACCACAGGTAGGGCAACCAGCATCTCTAGTCTGTAAATGTCTTTGTAACCAAGTCATATTATTTCTTTTTAGGTACGCAATTAGGCACTTTTCTACCGCCTTTTTTCTTCATACCAATAGCTTCGTAACCTTTCCAGCAAGCGCTTTTTAAACCTTTACCTTTTTTCTTTTTACCTCTTTTTTGAAGTAAACCAGCTTCTTTTTTCTTTTCATCAACAATAGCACCAAACTTACCACCTATTCCTGAAGGTAGTTTTCCTAAAGCTTCTTTTGTAAATTTAGTAGGAGCACCATCAACTTTTTCTTTTACATCTTCAACCAGTTGTTTCCCATCTTCAACTATTTGTTTACCAGCGTTTATCCCTTTAGCTATTATACCACTAGCAGATCTATCCCCGTGACCATCAGGTCCCCAGTGTCCTGCTTTATGTTTGCTAAGGTGACTTTTACCTTTAGGATTTCCCTTTGCGTCTGTTGTGTGTTTTAGGGCTGAAGGTTTTTTTGCTCTAGCTGAAGCTATTATTTTACTTATGTAACTCATAATTATCTATTTTTTATAGGATTAACAGGTGTAGCTGGCGGATTAACACTAGGTGTTGGGCGCGGAGCATTTACTTGTGTAGGTTTGTTAATGTTATTATTATTATTATTATTGTTGTTGTTGTTACCACTGCTTGAGCTACCGCTGCTTGGAGCGTATATAGGTCTATTATTATAGTATCCTGGTTGATAATAGCTATTATACCAACCGCCATAATATCTATTAGGATATGATATAACGTTGTAATAAACGTTTGGTTTAATCATATTAATAGGTAACCTCAGTGTATCACCTTGTTCTGTGACAGCTAAGACATGCGTGATTTGTATTTTAGGTTTAACGTTGTACGTTCCGCAACTACTTACAGTAGCAGCCAGAACAAAAAGGGCAATTTTCCATAATTTCATATTTATTTAGTTTAATTTATAATAGGTTTTTCTTGAACCTTCTTTTCTATAAGCTTTTAAACATCTGTTTCTATTCTCACCTTCGTTTACAAAACTTACATGCACCCAGTCTGGGTTTTCATCCGTACCAAACTCCCATATCATCTGATCAAAATCTAAGTTTTCTTTGATCCATTCATACATATAAGCATTAGTAGCATTACCATATGAATCATCTATATCAATCGCTTGGCCTTTACAATGTTGTGATGTTAAACTTCCGCCTATAGCTTTATTGAGTTGAGGTCCACGATAAAACGAATTAATCTTTATAGGATGTCCTACGTGCTCTCTAAGAGGTTCAAACACTTTTTCTGCAACTAACTCCATGTTAGCTAAATGCTCATCAGAGGGATCATTTGGCAAACCAAGCCTATTAGCTGTTAAACTGTATGTACCTTCTTTATACGATACGTGTTTGCTTATTTTTTTCATTTCTTCAGTGCTTCTTTCACAGCTTTAGCTTTTGCTTTAATTTCTTCAGCTTTAGCTATAATAATATCATCGACTGTAGTTTTACTCCATAGTAATTTCCACATGTCTTTCCAGTACTCTTTAGTTAATTTCCACATATTTTTATTTTTTAATTAAAATTTACTTGCTGTGTTAATTTCGTTTATTGTTTGTTGTATTTCATCAAGATTTGTTGGTAGCAACAAGTCTAACCCAGCTTTAAACGTTGCTTCTTTCTCACCACCTTTAAATATTAATAAAGTTGGCGCCATACGTATTCTATATTCTTTTTTAGCATTTGGAGCTTTAGAAATATCTACTCTATAGTATAAAGCATCTTTTACTTTTCCCCATTCGTTAAAGCAATTTTCTTTATTAAAATCTGCCCAAAACTCTATAAGAATAGTTTGATCATCATCATCTCCAAAAGCAGAATTACCAGAAACTACATCTTCAAAATTATCATCAGTTAACCAGTATTTTTCCGGAACATCCGATTGAGTGTATGATATAAATGGTATTAAAATTAAAATTAAGATTAAATTTCTCATGTTATCGGTTTTTTTGTATCTCGTATATTCTTTCGTCTAGTTTATCTAGTTTCTCTAATATTGATTCAACATCCTCTTGAGTGTCCATAATAGTTTGACGTATTAATTCATCTTTCATGTCAAACTCTATTTTTGATATTTCAGGTTTAGGCATTTCCATAGCTAAAGCTATATCCGATTTTAAACTAAACCAAACACCAGCTAGTGATACTATACCAAATACTAATGCGCCTATAGTTTTTAATGATACTGCAAAATCTGGTTTGCCATCTCCATCAATATCTAAACCTATTTTGTGATTTTCGTTTAATTCTTTTGCCATTATTTTTTTGCTTTTAGTTCTTCGATTGTTGCCATAAGTTTTTCTACATCTTTCTGTAGGTATTCAATTCTTAGATCTTGCTTAGCATCATCTGGTAAAGCACCCATTTCACCTCTAGGCCATTTTATTCTAAATTCATCGTTTAAAGTTTGATTGTACTCTAATCTAACAAGCGAAGTATCTATGTTACTTATTTTAGCTGTCAAATCAAACCATATGCCTGCTATTGATACAATACCTATTACTATACCTACTAGTGTTTTTATGTCTAATTTTACTTCTGATTTTTCCGACAGTTCGCTCATTATCTAAATGTAAAGTTAAGTCCAACGCTACTGTTATATATTTTACTATCCCAAAACTTAGTATATTCACCTTCTATGAATACACCTATTGATTTACTAACTTTCCATCCAAACATTAAACCAGCTTGATAATCGTCCCATTGCTCTCCGTCAAGTTGATTATTGTGACCACCTTTACCCCAACTATTACGGTGTAAGTAACTAAAATCTACATTACCTTTAACATACTTGTGATAAGGCAATATATAGTTAGCGTAAGCATGTAACCAAAAATTAGACTTGTAGTGGTAAAAATCAATTCCGACAATAGGAGCAATTTCTGCAAATGGCTCTAATTCGTCCCAAGCTTCATTATTAAATCTGTTCATTAAATCACCAAACACTTCGTCTCTAAACTGTAAATCTGTATAAGCAACTATACTACCATCACCGTCAACCCAGTACCAATCAGAAGTTGAGTTACCATTTTCGTCGTTAGACGAATAATATATATCGTCATAACCATATAAAAAACCTAGCGAATACCAAGGGTTAGCTGGGTACTCAAACTCTTCACCTGTGTTAGGGTCTGTATATATTTCAGTTTCGTTTAACCATATTTCAATTGGATTATATCCGTAAGGTTGTTGATGTGTTCTATATATAGCTCCCGCAGATATACTTAATTTTTTACCAATAGGTAATCTAGCTCTTATTTCACCAGAAGTATATTCAAAACCTACATTACCTGATTCTCTTGATTCAAACTTAGCAATGTGATATTTACCAGTATGTCTTACGAATAATCTTTTATTGGTAAACTCATCACCGTTTTGTCTTTCTTTTTCCCAATGCAACAAATACTCTAAACCTTTAACAGCTGATGTTGGTGCTGATAAAGCTGTTTGTTTTTCAATGTCTGCATCACCTGTCCAAAAGTTACCTGGTTTACTTTCGTAACCAAATCTAGCTAGTTTACGTATACCAAAACCAAATCTATAATCGTAAGGGTGATACGTTGTTTCGTCTATAACATCTGGTATACCATAAAAATCTTGAGGATCTGTTCTAACAAAGTATTCTTTTACTTCTGTTTGAGGGTTGTTAACATCTCCGGCCACATATACTGTACCGTATTTTAAGAAATCATTATAGACTTCTTTAAAAAAGTTGCTTTTCTTTTCTTGTGCAAAGGCGGTAGAGCCTATGAATACACATAGTAATATAACGAGTTTTTTCATAGTGAGGGTTTATCTTAATATCATTACTTGTTTAACGCTTAATTTAAAGCAAGTCTAGTAAATCTGCATCAGATTTTTTAGATTTAGTTTTCTTTTCTAATTTTTTTAATTCTTTCTTGTATTCTTTGGTGATTATTTTTATTAAATCTTCTTCTTCATTTTTAGCACCTACATCCCAAGTTCTCCAACCTAATGCTAAAGCTATTCTTTGCCAAGCTGCATTTCTATTATCAGTAGCTTCTACAAGAGACTCGATTTCATTTACAACTCTATCTAGAGGTAAGTTTAATGTAGCAGATGCTAAGTTACCTATTATTTCATAAGCAGGCGCTAAATTTAATCTACCATCAGCTGAAACTTCAAATCCTCTATCTTTTAAAAGATCTGGATTAAACTTTTTAGTTTGATGTGCACCATAGAGTTTTCTAGCTTTAGAACCTATTGGTGGTGATATATTAGCTAGCTCAATTAAAGTATATGCATGATCAGCTCTAAAACCTTTTTCTTCTTGCTTTTGATATTGCATAATAACATTTTTTAAGGTAGATAATACAGCACCTTTTAAACCAGATCCTCTTAATAAAGTATCTACCATGTTATTAGCTTGTCTAGCTCTTTTTTCACTTTCTTTCATCATTTGCTTTTCATAGTCATCGACTTCATCACCTTCGAAACCTGGTAGTAAACCAAACATGGCATTTTGTAAAAACGTAAATATAAAGTTTTGTATAGCTCCGTAGTATATTATTTTACTAACGTTTGTCATATCACTTTGAAACTGAGTTTGACCAGGGTACTTTTGCCTTTTAACTAGCATTGTACCTGATTTCTTCATTAACCTAGTCATCTGTTGTGTAACGTTTTGAAAGGCTAATACCAAACGACCTAGTTGACTAGCTTGTTCTGAAGATACTAAGGCCGGATCACCTGATTGCTGTGTCTTTTCAGCTATTTCAGAAAAATCATCAAATGCTTTTGCTTCAGCTTCTTTTAATGTCATACCTTCTTTAACATAAGTCTTAACTCTATTTCTATAAAAAGGAGCACCACCCGCTGCAATAGCAAAATTATCCATAAGTTGTGTAGGTGTAAAACCTACTTGTAACAACCAAGATACAGCGGCATTAAACTTGTCTTTAGAGTTTTTAGCAGCATTAGCTATTTCTTGCCATTGTAAATCTGTTTTTAAACCTCTACGTCTTTGTTTTAGTTTAGGTGAATTCCATATCATAGCAAAGTCTTTCCAGAACTGAGGTTGGTTAGCATATGCTAAACCTGCTTTCAACATGTTGTTATCGTTCCAGTTTATAAAGTTGATAAACGATATACCTTGTAACAATGCTGATCTTCTGTTAAAGAACATTATAGTACCTACAGAGTTGTTTATCCAATTTAACCAACTGTTTGTAGCTCTATTAGCACCACTAGGTCTGTTAGTACCATTTTCCATTCTCCACAATATATCCTTTAAAGCTTCAACGTATCTAGTACCATAAATAGCTTCTATTTTAGTTAAAACATCAGGAGTAAAAACAGCATCTTTTGTTGCTATCCAGTCTTTTAAAAATGACTTTCTACCTACCTTATTAGATAAATTATCAAGATCACCTAATATACTACCTATTTGCCAACCATCTTTAGCCGGAGCATAAACACCATCTATATTACCACCTACTATTTGTATTTGATCAGCGTATTCTTTTAACCTTGGATCTTTATTTATTTCTTTTAAAACACCATTTAAATCTCTTTTAGATATACCAGGTATTTCTTGACCTTGTTTATTCCATATGTATATTCTAATACCTTGATCATAAGTTAAGTTGCCATCTGGCATTAATGTTGTTAACTTCTTACCGATACCTTTGTATTGTTTGTTTAAGTTTCTAAAGTTAGTTACTATAGATGTTTTAGCTATATTAATAGCGTCAACAGCTTTTAAGTAAGGTTTAAATAAGTTGTCTTGTAGCCAAGCTAAATCTTTACTACCTTGTTCACCTTTACCAGCTAAGTAGTATAA